GTGTGGGATTTTGCCTTTGGAGTTCGAAGACGCTTTGCGTGGTTGACCCACCGAAATGAAGATGCACTTGTACTGTTCGGCCATCTGTTTGATACGTTGCGCGGCCATACTCTGGACAGCATTCTCGTTCGTTAGGTCGGCACAGACATGATGGAAGTGGTCGAGTACAACAATGTCAGCCCCGAACCGTCGAATAGCAGCCTCAATCAAGTCCAGAACCTCTGTGGCCGAGGACAGGTGAGGGTTCGAACCAATGTGGTAACTCACCCCGTCCAACTGTTGCGCGGCTTCAATTTGATCCTCCTTCGAAAGGAAGTTTCTGTTCTTCCTGAGAAGCTGTGCCGCCGTCATCACTCCGAGTTCTTCAGGCATCATTTCGCACTGATAATTAACCACGGACTTAGCAAACTTCATCGCGTTGTACAGAGCCAATTGGTGGGTCCACGTGGTCTTGCCCATACCTGTGGATGTTGCATAGACAGCCAGCACGGAACCAGGGAGAAGGATCGCCATCTTGTCCACAGAGGGCCAAGGGAACCGTAGACGGTTGGGATTCTGTTCCAAACTGAATTCGCTGGAGGACCGCATTACCTCAGCCAAGGAGTAGATGTCCGGGGCCGGTTGCTTCAATGCCTGTTGGGTTAGTTCCTCAACCTTATCTTTGAACTTTGAAGGATCTTGTCGCAGAAGGTCATTGGCATCCTTACAGTCTCCCGGCCACCGAAGCATGAAGGTCCTCTCTGAGAGGTCGCGCCACAGTTTATCCATCGCCGCCGAACCAACCTCGTCATTGTCTCCGGCCAAGATCACACGGTTGGCACGCATCAACTGGTCCTTCATCTCTGGGGTCACGTTAGTTGAGGCCGATGGTAAGGAGACCGCTTTGAACCCGTACTGCTCTAGTGAAGCTCTATCCACCTCACCTTCGACAAGGTAGATGTCGTCGAACACGTCAATGGATTCAAGTCCGTGAAGTACCGTCTCCATCCCCGGTTGCTTCGTAAAAATCTTTGACGCGATGCTTCGGTACTTGATGGACACGACTTTATCGTCCCGTAAGCACGGCATACAGATCCAGCCCTTGTCGGACCACTCCGCATTCTTCTCTCCCGCTAGGTTCCCCACGGATTGACGGTACCCCCAATGGAGTTTGACGGCTGTTTCAAGGGTTATTCCTCGGGAGGCGAGCCAAGCCTGACCGTCCTTTGAATATTTGAGGTTTTCGATATATTTGCTGTACGCTGAATATTCAAAAACCTTGAATGTCTTGTTGGTTTCGACTACAGCGCGGAATGTCTGTTCAACTTTTTCTCGTTGTGCCTCCCATTGGTTTTGGCCGAGGAAATCTTTGACTTTGGATAAGGCTCCTTTGAAGTCGGTATTGTCCATTTTCTGGACGAATTGAAAAATATTCCCGTTGCCGCACCCCCCGGAGAAACAGGTCCACATCATGTCCTTGCCCCAAACGGCAAAACTCTGATTCTTTTCCCGATGGATAGGACACAAGCCTGTATAACGATCCCCCTCCTTTTTCAATTTGGTGTATTGGGAATAGAGTTTTACGAGCCGCTGATCACTTTTGATTGCTTCCAGATCGTCTGTCATTCTTCCTTCTTAGGCGGTTCAACAACGTATAGACTTACACCCAACATTTCAGAACCATCCATAGAGGCCACTAACACACAGTCTTTTGATAGACCATCATCAGCAGCCTCTATAAGCCAAGGCATAAGGTTCTTTTGGGATTTGTGGTAGATCATGCCCCGCAGGACGCTCCCCCCTTAATCTCGCAGATATCAACTGTTTCTACGAAGATCTCTCCAGTGTGCTTCAGAGCGGTGGACAGTTTCACAGGACTAAGTGGTTGGCCGCCGCGAGCCCCGTCTGGGTAGACGGTAATACCACGAAGCTGAGGCAGATACTTGATCAGCATCTTCCCGAAGTCCTGTACCAAACTATCGTTGTTGAGTTCCGTGCCCCACATCGGGAGATTGATCGTCGAGCTAATGGAATGGTCCACGTACTTTTGGAGCCAAGCCTGAAACGCGACCCTGCGTTCTACATCGTTGGCAAGCGAGTAGGCATCCTCGATGTTTTCAGCGGACACGCCTCGTTCGATCAATCGTTTAGCGGTTGGGTCCACGACGTACTGATAGTTCCAAGTTGCTCCCTTTGCATAGCGCCGTTTGTACGCAACACAGAAGATTGGCTCCATTCCCGTAGTGGTTTCTCCGATGATCCCGATGGTTCCTGTGGGGGCTATGGCGCGGGTCTTTACAGGTCGGCTAATCCCCCACTCGTCTGCGTACTTGTCAGAATACTCGGTGCTGGTCGCATAGATACTCATGTACTCAGCAAGTTTTTCGCTGGGTTCATAACGGTGACCGTTGACAAGCAGCCACTCGTGAATACCCATAAGTCCCAACCCCAACCGACGGTTTTTGTTACGAACTGCGTCGACGCGGAGGTAAGGGACATCGCTGTAGAGGGTGCCAGCCAAAAGGAACAGAGTCCCGAGTTCGACTGTTCTCTTCATCTCTTCCAATGATTGGATCTGGGCAAGATTGATAGATCCAAGATTGCAGATGTCCGAGTCATCCTCGCTTGTAATTTCCGTGCAGGCGTTTCTTAGAGTCTCCCGTTTGTTCTCCCCAAGGTTGATGCTGAACCCAGGTTCTCCTGTTTTTAGCATCTGACGAACAACAGCCCAATAAACCGCCTGTGCCTGTGCGTGGAGTTTGTGTTTGTCGTTGTGGTAAGCCTTGAAGAATTCATCATCCAACCCTACGGACACATTGGTTCCGTCCATTGGGGCAGGAAAGTTGAAGTCCTTCTCCTTGAGGGCTCGAATTTCTGGTGCCCAATCCTTAACTCGGATGAACTTGTGAATGTCCGCATGGCTCCACCGCAATCCTGCCCACAGAGCTGCGCGACGGTCGCCACCTTGTTTGGAGGCACGGCCCACCTCGTTCATCGCTTGCATCAAACTTATCGGCCCGCTGGCCGTGCCACCTGTTTTGCGAATCAAAGCACCTTCTGGTCGAAGATCGCTGTAATCGGCACCTACTCCAGCACCACTCATCAGACCTGTGGCCCCCTTATTCAAGAAGTCCCCCCAACCTTCGCGGCTATCTTCCACGCGCATGAGGAGGCAGTTCTGGACTTGGTGGAATGGATTCCCAGATGCGTAAAGATAGCGTCCACCAGGGATGAATTTACGATCTGCGATCAGTTTGGCGACTTCATCAACGATTGCTTTGGGTTGGTCGGCGGCACGAAGAACGTGTTTGGAAACCCTATAAGCTACTTCTTCCCACGTTTCCTTGCTTCCATCTGGTTTGTCTTTAGCGTATTTCTGGTTTAAAACTGTCTTAGCGAAGACAGACATTTCTTGGTTCAAGATGAGCACCTTTTTCTTCAGTTGTGAGTCACTTTGTTGTTATCGGAAGGACAATACATTGATGGGTTTCAAATACCTTTTGGTCAAACTTGGTTTTGTCCAGAAAATGGACAGTTATGATAGCGACTGTGCTTCACGGCGACGACTTCTAGACAAACGCATGTTGTCACGAATACAAGTTTTGCAAATGCGAGAACCTTGCTTATTTACCCTTGAATACTCATGTCCTTTTGGACAATGTGTCTTTGAGAGATTGGTTATTCCCGTTGTTCCCCTTCTCACGTTAATGATGTGAGGAACCGCTTCTAGATGATCTGGATTTACACAAGCCCTGTTTCTGCACAAATGGTCAACCGTATGTCCTTCCTCTATCGCGCCTTTGTAAACTCGATAAATGTAACGATGTGCGTTTTGACAGGTCTTTTCTCTACAAACTTTTCCATACCCCTTCTTGTCTTTGCATCCCGTCCATACGAGACAACCGTCGTCCCCGTTCCTAGTCAGGTGCGCAAAGTCTTTTGCAACTTGATCTCGCAACGAACCCATTTTTCTCTACTCGCGTCCCTCTGTTTTAATGAACCACTCGATCCGGGCTATGGCTTGTTGTGGGGTCGGCTTCCATTCATCTGGACTGCCTCTGAATTCTTTAGGCCATCCGCTTCCATCCCCAACATCGACGTAGAACAGACGGTCAGCTTCCTCATAACTCAATTCCAAAGCTTCCATCCCTTCATCGTCAGCTCTGTGGCTTTCATCATGGCCTGACAACACTTGTGCCCAACCCGCGATACAGTGCGTAGTTCCACAAAGATTTTTACCATGCCAGTCGCCCATTTCCAATGCTTCCGGCTTCAATCTAATCACTTCTTGTATCCGCCGCAACAGTTCTACGTTCATAAAACCCTCCTAGATCGCATGTCCATAACTCTGATCCTCTTCTTCTAGCCCTAGCATGATGTCTGTGGCTTTTGATATAGCGTTTGTTATTCCGTAGTCTTGGCCGAATCTGTAGCCTCGGGCCTCTAAAAATTCCCCTGCGAAGACGGTTTGGGCTGACAACATACCCTTGAACATTTTCTGGTACTGCAAAATTGATGACATTGATTAGATGCTTTCTGTGGTGGATTTTCCTATCTGATACTTGAAGAATTCTATTTTATTTCCGGTTCGCATCGGAAGACCGATTTTCTTTGAGAATAATGGTGAAGGTGCCGTCAAGTTGGCCAACGCCATTTCCGAGAACATATCGGACATACGTTGCTGGAATTGGGTTTTGGGGCCGAACCGTGGCCGACGGTCAATGTCCGGTTCGTTGGCTTTCGGGTCCAGATCAAGTTCAAACTCAAAGATTTCATATTCACCCCGCTCCTCTTGGTTGCGGATTTGCCAACTCGCCTCCGCCAGTTCCCGAGAGGAATAAACCGCTATAATATCTCCACCCTCGTAAGCGGATGTATATCCGACGACGTAAACTGTCATATCCCAATCTCCTTATCGTAATCTACGAGTTCCTGTAGGGCGGTTTTGTCCATTTTCTGGACAGATACTTTATTCTTCAAATCTTCAAGGGCAATAGGCGTATAGTTAACCACCTCAACACTTACGTTGTAATAAAGCGGACCGTAGACATCTCGAAGTGGGTTGTGGATGTGGCCGTGGACGTTAGCAAGGTGTTTG